CGTCAAGGGGTCTGTTGCCTGGGACATTCAGCAATTACGCGAAGCATCGACGAGGCACGGCTATGCCTAATGCGGAATGTGTAGTCGATGCACCATCGAGTGGCAATTCGGGCAGAGCACGGCGAGATTCTCTCGCGTGTTGTTCTCACGGTTGTGATCTTTATGATGGACGCCGAGAATTTCTGGCATCGCATCAAAGCCGCACGATTCACATTTCGTCAGGGCGCCGCGTGTGGCGAGCTGCTTTCGGACGGTGGTGAAATGCGGATCCCAAAGGAGATGCGCCGCTTTGTTGTTGCACGCTCGACTGCAATAGATCCGTGGATGGCTCGGAGAAGACCGCACCGGTTTCTGACAATGCCGACAACTCGTCAGCACGGTGCCACGACCGACCAAGGCCTTGTAATAACATCGCCGCGAACAGTATTTGGCCGTTTTCGCGCGAAACGCAATGACCGTGAACGGGGTGGAACAGATGCGGCAACGAACCGTGACGCCATTATGAGCCGCGTGCCATCGATACCCGCATCGACGCGAGCAAAACCGAAACGTCTGACGACGATATTTGGGAATGTGAACTGATTGTCCGCAGTATAGACACGACATTACTTGAGGAGAGACTTCCATGCCGCTCAAACGTGGTGCTTCGAAAGCCGCCATTTCTACCAATATATCGCGACTGCGTGGTGAGGGCCGTCCCCAACGTCAGGCCATTGCGATTGCGCTGTCGAAGGCCGGCAAGTCGAACAAAAAGTAGGGAGCCATGGGTCCAGCCTTTGACGATCCCGCACAGCCCGGTGTGACAGACCAGGTCATACCTGACCTGCCGCCGGAATTTGCACCGAACCCGAACGTCCTGCCGCTGCCACCAGACGGCATCGGCTCGCTCACCTTCTGGCGCGGGGAAATTGCCGCCGCCAGAGACGAAATTCGGAAAGAACTCACCGACTGGCGCGAAAACCTCAAGCGCTATATGGGCGGCTATCACCACGCCCACGGCTTCGACCTGCGCGATACGACCCAAGTCAATATCGACTACGAGAAAACCGAACAGAAGAAAGCGCAGCTCTTCTATAAGGTCCCCGAAGTCGTCCTGTCCCCGCGCAACCCCGAAAGTGCCGCGGCCGTCCCCGTCTTCAACGCCGTGCTCAACCAGAAACTCGGCCCCGACGACACCGACGCGCTCAGTGCGGTCGACGAATGCCTCTCTGACGTCATCTGCCCCGCCGGTATCGCCTGGGTCAAGGTCGGCTACACGGCCTCCGTCACGCCGCCGACCGAAATGGGCCAGCCGCCGACCGTGTCTCACAGTTGCTACTATATTGAGCGCGGGAGCCCCGCCAAGCTGCTGGTCCCGAGCGGCTTCATCCGCTCCAACTACCAGCAGGCGGATTGGCTCGGCTTCCGCTCATTCGTCGGCGACGAAGAACTGGCCACGCTCTCTGACGTCCACCCGCCGGCCACCGACCAGGGCAGCCGCTACGACGAAGACCTGCTCTGTGACACCAACCAACGGCATGTCGGCCGTCCCGGCAAAGCCGTCACCGAAATTTGGTACTGGGCCTACCGCTGCGACCCGACCGTCACCGACCGGCGCATCGTTCGGCACCTCATCCTGGTGGAAGACGAAGACACGCCGCGCGTCCACGAGAATTCCCCGTATCAGCGCGTCGACCCGCAGTCTGGCGCCCTCCTTGGCGTCGAAGGCTTCCCCATCAAGGTGCTCACGCTCCGGTACACCCCCGACAGCCACTTCCCGAAGTCCGACTGCCAAATGTCCAGGCCAGCGGTGGACGAACTCAGCCAGACGCGCACCATCCAGATGCAGCAGAAACGGCGCGCGCTCCCCATGCGCGGCGTCGATAAAGGCCGCATCGACCCGTCGACCATCGCCAAGCTCGAACAAGGCGAAGTCCAGTCCATCATCCTCACCGACGGGCCGCCGCACGAAATTATCGAAATGATTGCGCTCCCCACGCTGCCGCGCGATACGTCCATTGCGAGTGACATCTCCATGCGCGATATCGACCGCGCCTGGGCACTCGGCCAGAACCAGTCCGGTATCACCGAACAGGGGTCCAAAACCGCCACCGAACTCACCTACATGAACCAGGCGACCGACGTCCGTTTGGACAAAGAGCGCGACAAAGTCCTGCGCTGGTTCGTCTCTATCTGCAGTGCGCTCGGCGGCCTCATTCAACTGTTCGAGGACGACCTCGGCTACGTGGAGGTCGCGGGCCAGAACGGCGCGAAAGCCCTCCAGGCCTGGAACCGGCTGTCGGTCCCCGGCAAATTCGTCTACAGCGTCAAACCCGACAGCGCCAAACGGCTCGACCAGCAGGTCGAACGCAAAATGGCGCTCGACCGCTACCAGCTCACGGCCAATGACCCCTTCAATAACCGCATGGAGGGCTTGAAGGATGTCTACGCCGCCTTCGGGGAAGACCCGGCGCGGCACCTGCAGCAGCCGCCGACGCCGCCGCCCGAGAAACCGAGAATTTCGCTCTCGTTCAAAGCCGAAGACCTGACCAACCCTATGGTCGTGTCGCTGCTTCAACAGTCCGGGTTCCAAATTGACCCGAATGCCTTGAAGCAGACCATGGCCATTCAAACCGGCAACCCGGCGCTCATGCAGGCCGCCGCGCAAAGTCCCGCGCAACCGCCGGCCCCACCCTACCCGCAAGGTCCGCCCGCGCAAGAGCACGGCGGCAGCGCACAATTACAGGCACCACTCAATCAGCACAGTCTCGTGAACCATATTGGAGGAGGACGCTAATGACGAAGAAAACCTACGACGACGTGATCGAACCCGAAGTCGCGGCCGTGCCGCCGGCGCACGTCCTGACCCTCATGGACGGTACCCGCCCCGTCTGGGTCCGCAAAACCGCTGTCGAAGCCTTCACCACGATCGGCGACCCCGTCGTCTCGTTCCGCGTGCTGCTGGGCAGCGGCACCGCGTTCTTCGTGAATGCCACCGACGAGGCCAAAGAGGCGCTGCTCGACGCGCTGGTCTGAGCCATGCCTGAGAAAACCAAGGCCATCATCACGCCGCTGCCGGCGCCAAATTCCGACAACATCATCCTCATGGATGGCGAAATCCCCGTCTACCTCCGCAAGTCGGCGGTAGACGGGTTTCATGGGGTGGAGCATCAGGCCCCGGCCAACTTACCGCAACGGTTCCGGGTGCTCGTGCGCGGCGGGTTCCAATTCCCCGTCACCGCTGGCCCCATCGCCGAGGAACAACTCATCAATGCGCTCGCACGCAGCACCTGGCCTGACCCTGACGTGACGCCGTGACGGACGACGCGGAAAAGCCGTCGGCGCCGGCCGTGTTCGGTGACGCTCTTTGGGACAGGGAGAAATTGCCGAACGGCGAGTTGACGAACCTGGACGTTCAGCCCGTCGACGCGCGGCATATGACGAAGCAGGAGTACTTCGCGCTCTTGAATGCGCGCGGCCTCCGCATGCGGAACCAGCAGGAGTCCACGACCGGGCCGGACGTGGATCTGGAAGCGCTCGCCGCTGCGGAGGCGGCGAAGGTGGCGGCGGCGAATATCATCGTCCCGCCACCCTCCTTCAACGCACACTCGGCGCGCATTCTTCAGGCGCACGAAGCCGTGCTCGCCGCTTACGGCCTCATCGAAACGCTCGGCTGCGACGTCTGCTGGGCCGCCAACCGCTCAAGCGGCTGTAAGACCGTCATCAATGATAAAGGCGCGCGTATCGAGTGCCGCTGCGGCGTCAGAGAATACCGTGCACCGACCGGGACGACCGACCAGACACAGACGTTTTCACCTGTCCATGAAACGACCAGCGGGATGCTCTACGACGCCGCAGGCCAGCCGACGGCCATGCCGACCATCCTTATTACGAGAGAACACGCCGAGATCATCCGCGCCTATAAAGGCGTGCTCCACCGGTATCAGTTGTCACGCAGCCTGTTCTGCCGTCTCTGTTGCGGCAACCGCTTCACGCACGAGACGGCCATTCTGGAGTCGGTGACCGACGATCAGGTCGTCTATTGTTGTGCGTGCAGACTCAGGTTCGCGCAGACGTAAACCAGTCAAACACTTGACAGTGTCAATATATTGACGCACACCCCCTGTCTTCGCACGTCGGTGCGCGAGAGCGCCGGCAAGGGAGCCGCTTGGACGACACCACCAGTACAACCGGTTCGTCGACCCCAAGCTCCCCGTCTTCTCACGGCGAGATCGTCAGTTCCCTGTCGTCCGGGTTTGAAGCCCTGAAAACGTCGGCACCCCCGACGCCACCACCGGCCCCAACGCCTGCCGCCAGTCCGAACACGCCAGCGGCCCCGCCAGCCGCCACCCCCGGATCATCTGACCAAACGGCTCTGCCCCCGACACCGGCAGCAGCTGACCCGGACGCTGAATTACTGTCCACTCCCGTCGTCGGCCCCATCCCGCCCGATCGCCACAAGAAGATCCTCGAACGCACCCGTCAAAAGGTCGCCGAGGAAACCCGCGTGGCCTTCGAGAAGGAACACGGGCCGTGGCTCCAACTCAAAAGCCAATTTACCCCCGACGAATTCTCGACCCTGATGCCGACGCTCAAGAACCTGGCGTCGAACCCCATGCAGTTCATGCACGACACTGCCAGGGAAATGGGGATGCAACTCGTCCCTATCGCACAGACACAGAATGGCGCACGACCCTCGGCCCCGTCGCCGAGTCAGGCGCCGGCCCAGGAACCCGAACCCGATATCGCCGTGCAGCTGGAGAACGGGCAAATTGCCCACACCTACAGCGCCGAACAGCAACGGCTGCGGGACCAGTGGATCTTGAGTCAAGTCGAAGGCCGGTTGGGCAAAGAACTGGAGCCCTTTCGCGAAGCCCAGAAGCAGCAGGAGTATCAAGCGTTTCTCGGCCACATCGACGGCAAGGCCCGAGCGGACTTTGCCGAGGTCAGCCAAAACGAAGCGTTCGAGGAACTCAAGCCGCATATCGCCGCCATCATGAAAAGCGATAAGCGCTACTCGCTCGAAAAAGCCTACAACCGGGCCTACCGCGAGCAGTACCTGCCCACGCGCGACGCGAAAATTGAACAACGGCTGCTGGACCAACAAACCCAAAAGGCGCGTGCCGCGAACAGTTCGCTCACGCCCACCCGACGGACGACCGCCGAAAGCGGATCGACGGCGCCCACCTCCACCGCCGACATCCTTCGCCAGAAGGCTGCCGAGTTGGGTGTGACGCTCTAACCGTCGGCGTTTCAGAGCATCAAGGTAGGGTAGCCATACGGCAGATCCGAATTTGGGCCAGTTGTACGCCTCCACGTTTGAAAGCATCGTCGGCAAAGGCCGACCGACCAATAACGTCTTCAACAGCCGCGCGCTCATTCGCATGCTCGCCGACCCGGACGGCAACGGCAAAGCCCGCTACACCGGCTTCAAGGAAGACACGACCGGCGGCCGCATTTTCGAGTACCCGATCGAATACGCCGAGAACACCAACTTCGGCATGATCGGCGAAATGGACGTCATCCCGACGACCCGGGTCGACACGTTCGACGCCTTCCAGTTCAACCAGAAGATCTGCGCCGGCACCGTCGTCATCTCCACCCTCGAAACGGCGCGCAACAAAGGCGACCAGAAGTTCGACGTCATCGCCGCCAAGCTCGAAAACGCGCGCGATACCGCCACCGCCGTCATGAACCGCCAGGCTTGGACCGGAGACGGGACCGGCAACAACTTCGACGGCGTCACCCGCCTCATCTCGTCCACCCCGACCACCGGTACCGTCGGCGGCGTCAACCGCGCCCTCTTCGCCTTCGCCCGCAACCGCGCAAACTCTGGCGCGAAAACCGCGGTCATCTACGACAACCTGCGCGCGGCCATGACGACGACGTTCAATCAGTGCTCGCTCGGCGGCGTCGATATGGTTCCAACCGCGGCCATCACGGACGCGACAACCTTCCAGGCCTACGAAGGTCTGCTCGTCGCCGTCGAGAAGATCGAACGCAGCGCGAAAGCCACCGGCGGCGATATCGGGTTCCTCAATGACGCCATTCAGTTCAAAGGCAAGTGCGACCTGATGTACGACGAGGATGCACCCGCCAATGAAGTCCGCTTCTTCAACCCGAAGGCGATCAAGTTCACGGTGCTCTCGGGCGCGTGGATGAAGATGATGCCGCCGGTCGACCCGGCCAACCAGCTGACAGAAGTGACCAAGGTGTACACCTTTGGCAATCTCGGTTTCAACGGTCCGAGATATTTGGGCGTGGTCTACAACTGCGCCGGCTAACCGGCCCTTTTCACTTCAGGAGTCATCATCATGGCACTCTCTCTTTCCGCTGACCCAGAAGCCCTCGCACAGGGCCTCGGCACGCCCTACACTCCCGTCGCCTCCGGTGGCGTTACCCCCGGCGGCAAACACATGCTCGGCACCAAAGCGGTCGACCAGTTCGGCAACATCTACCGCTATGCCTACGTGAACACGCCCGCACTCGTCCAGGGCAACTGGGTGCAAGCGCCCGCGCAGGTGGCGCTCCACCAGAACATGGCGCCCATCACCGGCACGACCTATGACGTCGGCGCGACGTCCATCACGGTCGTGCTCGGCGCGACGGCGGCGACCGCCAATCAGTACGCGCAGGGGTGGATCATTGTGAGCAGCGGCCCCGGCATTGGCCAGCGGCTGCAGGTCGCGTCCCACCCGGCGGCGCTCGCGAGCGCGAACCTCACGCTCACGTTGAGCCAGCCGATCGACACGCAGATCGTCGTCGCCACGAGCAAGATCGATCTGGTCGCCAACCCCTACAACGGCGTCATCCAGAACCCGATTACGACGCTCACCGGCGCCTGCGTCGGCGTGGCCACCTCATCCACGCCAGCCGGCAGCTACGACTGGATTCAGACCGGCGGGGTCGGCGCGGCCCTCATCGCCGGTACTCCGGGCGTCGGCCTCGCCATTGTCGTGCCCGGCACGGCGGCCGGCGCGGCGGTCATCGACGGCGCGGCGGCGGCGACCCAGGTCGTCGGCGCCATGATGGTCACTGGCGTGGACCAGCGGGTCCAGGCCGTGATGATCCGCCTCGAATAAGTTGCGCCCACGAGCGGGAGGCGGGAGGGACTGAATTGTGGCGGCCCCTCCCGCCTCGACAGGAAAGGGATCTATGGACACGAAAGTGACACCGCCGGCCGCTGGCCCCATGTTCACGCGCGAGCAAATGAAGGAAATGCTGCTCGAAGTGATCGACGCCGTCAACGCGGGGGGGGGCACGCCCAACAACGACGCGCTCTTGCAACTCATCGAGGCGCAGAACGAAATGGCGCGGGCGCAACAGCGCACCGTGCGCGTCAGTAACGCGCGCGGGTCCGGCGTCAGCCCCTACAGCCACCCGGAAGGCGACGAAGAGCATCCCAAACAGAAACTCGATCGCGAGACGTGGTTCTGCGGGACGCGCCAGGAAGAAGCGCTCTTGAAGCCGGAAGAAATTGACGCCTTCAACAGCCTGCAGACAAGCAAAGTCTGGCATGGCGATCCGAAGTTCGGCGTCGAAGTGACGCCCAAACGCCGCTTCATCATGCTGCCGCACATCTCGATCGACGAACGCATGAACATGCCGCCGAACATTCCGCTCATGGCCCGCGAACTCAAGAGCGGCGAAGACGCGATCGACCCCATCAAGATGGAAGCCGAAATTCGCGCGCTGAAGTCCAAGATGGCCGCGCTCGAGACGCGCGTGAGTCCCGCGGTTGCTGACGCGGCCAAACCGGTCGAGGCGGAGTTCTGACGTTGTGCCGACCAGTCCGCTCACGAACCTCGGCAACCTGCGCGGGCTGACCGATGAAAACGGCGCGCTGAAAGTCGTCGCCGTCACGGCCGGGAGTGGCACGAGTCCGCTCACGCCGTTCGCGAACCTGCGCGGGACGACGGACGAGACTGGGGCCGTGCGGATGGCCGCCATCACGCTCAACCCGCCGCTGGGACCGTTGACTGACCTCAGCAACTTGCGCGTCTGCACTGACGAAACCGGCGCATTGCTGGTCGCGACCCAGACGGCCGGATCGACGGTCGGCCCGCTCACCAACCTGGGCAACCTGCGCGCCCGCACCGACGCGCGGGGTTCGCTCGTCGTGGCGAACGGCACGGCCGGGAGTCTCGCGAGTCCGCTCACTCCCACGCTCAACCTACGCGGACGCACCGACGACCAGGGCGCCCTCGTCGTCACGGGACTCGGCCCCGTCGTCCCGAGCGCCTTGCTGCTGGAGACCGGGGACCACCTCTTGCTCGAAACTGGCGACCAACTGCTCTTGGAGTAACGATGGCTGATACCAAACTCACAGGACTCGCTGCTGGCACGCCTCTCGCGACCGATGTCGTCTACTTCGTGAGTGACCCCGGCGGAACACCCGTGTCGAAGAAGGCGACCGTCTCGTCTCTGGCGGGAGGCACCCTCCCCACCTCCCCGGTCGGCCAAGTGCTCGTGTCCCAAGGCGCGGGCGTGACTCCGGTCTTTCGTTCCATCGTGACCCTGTTGGATCAGAGTGGGGCGGCGAATCTCCGACGCTGGGAACTGAAAATTGTGGGCGGCGACCTTCAGATTGATTCCCAGAATGATGCGGGGGTGTCCTACAGCCGCCCAGTCGTCATCAGTTTATTCAATGGCGGCATTCAATTGACCGGCAACGTCGTGACTCAGAACCAAGTCGGCGCAAACTCCCTAAATTTGTCGGAACTGCCTTTCGCTAATGCACCCGCCGGCCCGAATCTCGGACACCTCGCGAATTTCAATAACTCAACCGTCAATACCTTTGGCGCCGTCATCGCCGGTGGCGGCACCTTCCATGTCCTCGCGCGCTGGAATGGCACGAACTGGATTTGCATTGGCGTGTAGGCTCGCGACATGACCCTCACCGATTTGCTCACCGCCGTGGCTGCTGATTGCGGCTATGAAGCCATCCCCTCGGCTTCAGTCACGGCGCGACTTACGCGCGAAAGAAGGGTCGCATGACGCTCCCTAAACAGCCCACGTTGCGAATGCTGCTCGATTCAGAGCGCGATCCAGATGCCTGTGTGCTCTGGCCGCACAGCGTCACTATTGGCGGTTACGGACGACTCTCTTGGAATGGACAGCAAAGCACGACACATCGACTCGCCTGGATCTGGACCCATGGGCCCATTCCGGTCGGAATGAGCGTGCTGCATAACTGCCCAACTGGGGACAATCCGCGCTGTGTCAATCCCGCGCATTTGTGGCTCGGTACGGCCGCCGACAACATCCGTGATGCCGCTAAAAAGGGACACGTCCAGCATGGCGATAACCATCATGCGAGGCGAAAACGCAACTTGATGCGTCGAGGCGAGCAACATCATGGTGCTAAATTCACAGACGAGGATGTGCGAGAAATTCGAGCGGTGTGGAGCGTCATGGCCAATGGAAAGGAACTCGCGCGTGAGTATGGTGTCGGGCAAATGTGTCTGTCTCGCATCATTAACCGGCAGACGTGGGGCCATGTGAGGAACGAAGAATGACCCTCTCTGATCTACTTGATTCGCTTTACCAAGATCTGGGTTACGAGGCGATTCCGTCGGCTCCCGTCACGAGGCGGCTGACGAAATATCTTAACGACGGGTACCGGTCGCTGCTCTCCATGCCGGAACTCGCGCCGCTGCGGATCGGGACCGTGAAGTTCACGTCCAACCCAGGACAAACCGTCTATGGCGTGCCGCAGGTGCTCGTGCAGATCGAACAACTCGTGAATGCCACCAGCGCCACGCGCCTGCGCTTGATGACGGCTGATGAGTTTCGCGCGATCGACCCGCAGGAAGTCTCCTCAGGGACGCCCACGCATTACGTGCCCTATGGCGTCGGTCCAGCCTTGCGTCTGCCCGACCGGACAGGCCTCTGGGCCAGTGATCGCCTGCCTCTGTTGGCGACCCCCGTGACGATCACGGTGCGCGGCGTAGGCGGGGATGACTACTTTCCCTTTCCGCCCGCGTCGGCCCTGGTCACCGGCGACACGCGCGTCAAAGTTGGCAACCATAACGATTATTCCTTGATCCAGGACGTGCAACTCGATCACGCCGTGGCGGACGAGGGCAGTGCGATTATGCTCTTTGACGCGGCCCTCGGCGGCCATCTGCTCGCGTCGATTGTTCAAGGCCAAACCACGGTCAGCTACACGTTGATCCGCCTGTGGCCCACCCCGAGTGCGACCGACCAGTATGTGGCGGACGGGCCGATCGTGTTGGCGGATCTGTCCGCAAGCGTGCCGGTGCCGGTCATCCCGCCCGACTTCCAGGACATCCTGGCGGATTTCGCCCGAATGCGGGAATACGAATATCGCGACGACTCGCGCTACGCCATGGCGCAGAACGGCTATCGCGAGAAGTTGAAGTATCTGCGTGAGCGGATTTGTAATCCGCCCGACTACCGGCCGCGCGTGGGACGCCTGCGCGACCGCAGCAACAACCTCGACCACGACGGCGTGAATTTCCCGGTCGGGAGATGGTGAGGTGGCCACGCAGCAAACGCGCCCGTTCGAGTTTACCGTCTGTCTCGGCCGGAACGGTTTTGATAGTCCGCTCATGATCCCGGATGACATGGCCGTCGAGGCGCGGAACTGGCGGTTCACCGGGGCGCTCGGCAAAAAGCGCGACGGCTCGGTCTCGATCGTCCTGACGGGGGACACGGTCACCGGCTACTACGCGCTCGCGCGCTTTCTCCCTGGCCAGGACCCGACGCTCGAAGAACTGTTCATCGTCGATACCACCGGCAAGATTTTTCGGGTGCCGGTCGCCGCTGCCATCAATCTCGTGCTCATGGACGCCTATGATGCCCCGTCGGCCGGCTATCTCACCAGCTTCGTGCAGCATCACGGCAAACTGTTCATCGCCTATAACTCGGCCGTCAACCGTCTGCACGTCTACGACCCGACGTCGTCGACGACGACCGTGCGCCGGTCGGGACTCGCCACCCCCGCTGCGCCCACTGTGGCGAATACCGGTGTCGGGACGTATCCAGCCACGCTGCGCTATTACCGCGTGAACTATAAAGTCCTGTCGGGGACGACCGTCTTGCGCGGGTCGAACCTCGGCGCGAACGTCAGTTTCACGCCGTCTGGCACGGGCCTCGCTGCGCGCGTGACGAAACCGGCCGCGAGTGGCGAAGGCGAAACCCACTGGCAACTGCACGGCTCGGCCGATGACTTGGCGTACTACCAACTGAGCGGCGATCTGCCGGTGGCCACGACGACGTTCGACGATACGGTGAACCCGGCCAACTATGCGCTCGGCACGCTCTCGCCGCTCGTGGGCGCGAACACCCCATTTCCGTCGGTGAAGTTTCTCGGCAGCGACGGCCTCCATCTGTTTGGCCTCGGCGTGTGGGAAACGGCGGCCGGGGACGCCATGCTGCCGGTGCCAGGGCGCGTCTATTTCAGCCCGGCGATTGGCAGCTCCGACACCGGCGACGATGAACGAGTGAGCAATACCCTCACGCAACAGGGCTGGATTGATTGCGCCCCCGACGGCGGCGGCGTCGACCGGGGCCTGTCCGGGCCATTGAATAACCGCATGTATGCCTTTCAAAGCAAAGGCATCTATATGCTCGTCCCGACCGGCGACCCGGTCGCCCCTTTTGCGCGCGTCGTGATGACGACCGCTTATGGCTCCGTCAATCACTGGTCGCAAGTCATCGGGGAAGACGAGAATGGCCAACCCACACTCTATTTTCTCGATCCGGCCGACGGGCCACGCCGGATTAGCGTGGGCCGCACGATTGAATGGGTCGGCAAGGATGTCTATGACGTCTGGCAGACGGTCAACCAGAATGCGGCCATTGTCGCGTTTGGCGTCTATGACGCTGGTCGGAAACTCGTGCTCTGGTGGGTGGCCACCGGCCCCACGGCCATCCGGCCCAATCTCCTGCTCACGCTCGATGTCACGCGTGGCCGCATGGAAGCCACCTCCATTCTTCGCTACGGCTGGTCGGTCTATGACGGCGCGCTCGCCGCCGCGCATTGTGCCGTCATGTTTAGCAAGTCACTCGCCGCCGAGCGGAGTCTGACGAAAATGCCCTATGTCGGCAATTTCCTCTCCGCCGGGACGCAGTTGCTCTTGCGGCAGGACGGGACGCTCAACACGGACGCGGGGACCGCCTATCAAGCCTTCGTTCAGTCCAAGCCCTTCACGGGCGGGACGCTGCGTCGGCGCAAGCGGGTGATCGAAGCGTATCTGGTCGCGAAAGCCGGCCCGGCCACGATCACCCAAACGCTCACCAAAGACTTCGGTATGGGGTCGGCCACTAGCAGCCAATCGCTCGTGGCGGCCGGGACCGAAACGCGCGTACGGAAATTCTTCGATGCCACCGATATCGCCGACCTCATCGCACTCCAGGTCACGCTCGGTGATGGCAGTGCGCTCGACCAGACGTTTGAACTCGACCAGTGGATCGGCGCCGATGAACTCGAAAGCGGAGCGCGGTAATGGCGCTCCCCTACCTCGACAATCCAGCGAGCCTCGATGACAGCACCGTGCAGGAACTCGACGGCCTGGTCGCCAAACTCAATACCTTTCTCGGCAAGGAGCACAACCAGCAGGGGGGCCACACCGATATCACGGCCCAGAGTGTCGTCGTCGATGGCCCGATTACCGTCCGCGACGAGCGCCAGGCGCCAGCATCGTTCCGGCGCACCGTCGCCCTCGGGACGCAGATTGCGATTACGCCGACGCCAGGCGGCACGACGCCCTGGCTCACGGTCATTTACGACAAGGTCGAAGATGTCCGGCTCGGCCAGGTGAGCGGCGGCATCTATACCG